GATGCAGAATTATGACAAATTAAAATGTTGGTCTTGTTACCAGTTTAAAACAATCGATAAATTCGACCAAAATAGACGAGAATACAATCTTAAAAGCAGAAGAGGAACTCTGTTCAGTTGTAAGAGATGCACACGAGCAAGAGTGCTGCGTGAACTACGAGCAGTCCGATACGACTTCACAGAACGAAAATTTGTAATACATCAATTTCAAAATAAAAATCAAGCACTTAAATTCTTAAAAAATGACTAAAGAACAAAAATTAGTAGCACTATGTGCATTCTTACCAGTAATGAGAGACTTCATTGAAGACCTTAACGACCAATCCGTGTTCAGACAAGGACTCAAAAACAAAGCAAATATGCTACTCCAAGAGATTGACAAGGTAGATAGAGCAATTCTACGAATAGACGAACCAAACGCAGAAAAGATTTGGAGCGAGCAAGTAGATTTACAACGAGCATTCCGTCAATGGATAGCTGAGAACATAACCGTATAAAACTAAAACGCTATGAAAATTTTAAACTTATATGCTTGCTTAGGTGGTAACCGCTACAAATGGGACGAAGTAGCCAAAGAAGCTGGAATAGAAATAGAAGTTACTGCCGTAGAATTAGACCCTGAAGCTGCACGACTTTATCAAGAAAGATTTCCGAATGACATAGTAATTGTTGCAGACGCACACCAATACTTGTTAGAGCATTTTACAGAGTTCGATTTTATATGGAGTTCTCCTCCGTGTCCTACACATTCACGAATGAGAAAAACAAATACAGGTGAAGGTGAGCGTAAATCAAAAGCTACATATCCAAATATGATGTTGTATGAAGAAATAATTTTATTGCAACATTTTTTTAAAGGTAAATTTTGCATTGAAAATGTCATTCCGTATTATGAGCCTTTAATACCAGGTCAAAAAAGAGGGCGTCATTTGTATTGGACTAATTTTATTTTACCTGCTGATTTAGGAGATAGAAAAGCAAGTAATTTTATTCATTCAAAAGTTAGTCAACTTTCAAGGTTTCACGATTATGATTTTACTAAATACAATGGAGAACAAAGAGTAGATAAAATGGCACGTAATCTTGTGGACTATGAAGCGGGAAGAACAATACTCGAAACTGCCTTAAACATAGTTAAGAAATCAAACATAAATCAAATATCTATATTCGATGCGTTGTAAAAACTGCAAGGAGAAGTTTGAGCCTATTCGCTTCAATCAAAAATACTGCTTAAAGGATGAGTGTCTTCGTGTATTTGTAGCTGAAACAAAAGAGAAGCAATGGAAGCAGACTAAAACACGAATGAAAGAAAACTTAAAGACTACTTCAGACTGGCTAAAAGAAGCTCAGGCGGTATTCAATAAGTATATAAGAGAACGTGACAAAGGATTGAACTGCATAAGTTGTAATAAACCACCTCTTAAGAAAAATTGTGGTCATTACTACTCTCAAGGAGGACACTCAAACGTAAGGTTTGACGAAGATAACTGCCACTTACAATGTGAGCATTGCAATACTTATTTGTCTGGGAATCTCTTAAACTACCAAATCGGTATCGAAAAACGAATTGGAGCAGAAAAATTGATTGAATTACAAGGAAGAGCTCACTTAGAGAAGAAGTGGTCAGTTGAGGAACTCAAAGAAATAATCAAAACCTACAAACAAAAGATTAAAAATGAAATACAATAGCGACTTCCGTTACGACCTCGCAGTAGGTCAGGAGTATGAAACCCTACTGAGCGAGGTAATAGCTTCTACAATCGAAGTAAAACGTGATTTTAAGTGCTATGATACTGGCAATATATTCGTAGAATACGAAAGCAGAGGCAAGAAAAGCGGAATCAGTACAACAGAAGCTAAGTGGTGGGTGTATTGGTTTAGTAAAACACGAAGCATTTTGATTGAAACAAGCGAATTAAAGCAGATGTGCAGAAAATACATAGGAACAAGTAGAGATATTTTAGGCGGAGATTCCAACACCAGCAAAGGAATATTGCTACCGATGGAAGATTTATTCAAAAAAGTTGATTAAAAAATATACACGAGTATAAATAATTACTATATTTGTGTATCAAAATTAAACGCTATGAAAAATTTATTTAAAAGTTTAGCTGCATTTCAGCAAGAAGTTCCAGTAATCCACAAGGCTACTCAAGGTTATGGGTACTCTTACGCAGATTTACCTAAGATTTTTGAGGTAATCAATCCAATTCTAAAGAAACACGGACTTGGATTCACTCAGCAACTAACCAATAATGAGGGTCAAAACTGCTTAAAGACGGTAATCTTTCACGAAAGCGGAGAGTTTATGGAATCTGAGTGTATGATTCCTTACGTTCAGCTTAAGGGTATGAATGACTATCAAGGCTTTGGTTCAGGAGTAACATACTATAGACGCTATGCACTAAGCTCAGCACTTGGTTTAGTAACCGACAAAGACACGGATGCTTCAGGCGAACAAGTAAAGACGGAAAAGAAACTGCCTACGATTGACCAAAAGCGATTTGCCGCAGCAGTACAATCTATTGCAAAAGGAGAATACACACGAGCTAAACTCGAAGCGTCATTCTCATTAACTGATGGTCAAATTGATATGCTAAACGCACTATGAAAGCTCTCAAGATTCGATGTTCTGCCATTGGAAAAATAATGGCAACACCACGCTCTAAAAGCGAATTACTAAGCCAAACTGCTAAAACTTATATACACGAACTTGTGTTAGAAGAGAAATACGGCATCCGCAAGGACTTTTCAAGCCGTTACACAGACAAAGGGAACGCAGTTGAGGATTTATCTATCTCGCTTGTCAATGATGTCTTAGACGTAAAATTCATTTACAAGAATGAAGAGTACTTCGAGAACGATTGGATAAAGGGAACGCCTGACGTAAACACGGAGGAAGTACTTTTAGACGTGAAATCAAGTTGGGATGCTACTACCTTTCCGTTTTTTGACACCGAAATTCCTAACAAAGACTACTTCTATCAACTTCAGGGTTATATGTGGTTGACTGGAAAGACTCAATCAATGCTTTGCTACTGTCTTGTAGATACTCCAATTGATATGGTTGAGGATGAAATCCGCAGAGCCCATTGGAAGTTACACAAGATTGAAGAGGATTTGGACTTGCGTGAGGAGATTCTACGTAAACACGAGTTCAGTCAAGTACCTAAGAACCGAAGAGTAAAAGTGTTCTACGTACAAAAAGACGAACAAGTAATTGAAGCTATCAAAGAAAAGATAGAGCTTTGCCGTGAGTATTACAATGCCTTAATGAAATTCCTATGAACCAGAAAGTAGAAGACCCAATTGTCCTAAAAGTAATGAGCAAGTTTTACGACCGCTCACAACGAGGAATAGAGAAGTACGGTACAATGTTAACACGAACTGATTTAAGTGCGTTAGAATGGCTTAATCACGCTCAAGAAGAGGCTATGGACTTTTGTTTGTACCTTGAACGTCTAAAAGACGAAGTAAAAACCTTTAAACAACAAGAACCAAACATAAGTGAATGGGATGGCCCATATTCATTTTAAATAACAAGAACAATGAAAAACGGAGAACAACCAATAGTAGACAACCAATTTGAAGATAACAAAGGTCTAACCAAACGTGAGTATTTTGCAGGGTTGGCAATGCAGGGAATGGCAATGAGTGATTTGAAATTTGAGGATATGGCACACGATGCTGTAAAAATGGCAGATGCCTTACTTGCAGAACTAAGAAAACAAAAACAATGATAAAAGAAGCAGCCAAAAGATTAAAGAATGACCATTGGCATAAGAAGTTAAGAAGATGGTTGAAGTTTAAGCGTTGGCTGTGGAAGTGTAAAACACGAATTGTTATTAATTATTTTAAACAACAACAATGAAAATAGAAGTAATCACACCTTCATTAAATGAAGCAGGTTTTGGAGTTAAAGAATGTAACTCAATGTATGAAGCACATACAAATAAGATTTACAATGATGCCAATGGTTGGCCAAGTGAAATCTATGTTGATGGTATTTTACAAGACCATTTACCATCTGATGCTATCCAACCCGATACTTATAAAGTAAAAACCTTTAAACAACAAGAACAATGAAAACAGCAGTAGAATGGTATTGTGAAAAAAGTATAGATATTTTAGAAGAATTAAGAGCAGGCAAAATGACTTTTGCTAAGTGGTTTAAAGAACAGGCAGTAATACTTAAGCAAGCCAAAGAAATGGAGAAGGAGCAGATAGGAGATGCTTGGGATAGTGCTTATGGAGGAGATAGTTATTATAGTGGAGAAAGTTATTACAACGGAACCTTTAAACAACAAGAACAATGAAACTAAACAAAGACGATAGACGAGAAGAAATGGCAGCTTATAGCACTATGGCTATTCTCGCAGTAGGTTTAATGCTAATAATCTACGCAATATTTTGTAACCTTAATTAATATATACAATGGAAAACAAGTTAAACACTGGAGCAATCTTTAAAAACGACAAAAAGACGAGCGACAAGCACCCTGATTACAGAGGTAAAGTAAACGTAAACGGCAAAGAAATGGAAGTTGCCCTATGGGTAAAGCAAGGTAAGAACGGAAGTTTTTTCTCAGCATCATTCTCTGAGCCTTACGTAGCACCTGCTGAACGTGCACCAATCGGAGATAGTATTGACGATTCACTTCCTTTCTGATATGTACATAAACGATTCAGACTTACGGAAGCAGATTCATATCATCCTTAATAGGAAAACACGAAACCAAATAGTTGAGGAGATAAAACAATCAGGTGTAAAGATGCACCACTTCCAAGTAAACAACTTTCTGAACGGTAAAGACGTAACTCTAAGCACACTTCACAAGCTGGATAGATATGTAAGCCGAGAGATTTATTTGAATGATTTAGAGCCACTTTAACGAGTGGCTTTTTTTGTAGGCAACTTGTTAGATTAAAATATAGTCATATATTTGTTTAGAAATTAACCAACTATGGATGCACTTACAATACTATCTAAGCACCACAAAGAGTGGGTAGGCATAGTGAAAGGCTTTGGCGAAGTGGACTATGCAGATGATGTAGTGCAAGACGTTTACCTCCGCTTACATAAATACGAATACCTCGAAAAAATAATCAAAGACGGAGAACCAAACAGAGCTTTGATGTGGATAATGCTCAGAAACGCTACTCATACGAATAACAAAAAGTATTTTAAGGAGTTAATATGTGTAGACGAGTTGAGAGATGTAGCAGACGAAGCACCAGAGGTAGAGAAACACGAAGCATACGAAAGGTTAGACGCAAGAATAAAACAAGAGATACTGAATTGGCATTGGTACGACACTAAACTATTCACTCTTTACCTCAAAGAAGATATGTCAATGAGAGACATCGCAAGCGAAACTAACATCAGTCTAACATCAATCTACAACACACTAAAGAACTGCAAGGAACGTCTAAGAGAAAACGTAGGCGATGATTGGGAGGATTTCTTAAATAAAGATTTTGAGCTAATATGAAACACATACTACAAGCATTAGACGAGAAGCTCGCAAGCTATAAAGAAAAGGCTAAAGCAAATGCAAAGTTTTTCAATGATATGGCTGATAGCATTGAGCAACTGAAACACGAAAACAAAATGCTCAGAAATGACCTTAAAGAATTAAGTAAAGAATATTTTAAAAACAAAAACAATGGCTAAAAGACAAGTAAAGAAATCAACTGGCTTAGGAGATACAGTAGAGAAAGTATTAGAGGCAACTGGAATTGCATCAGTAGCTAAATTCGTCTTAGGCGAAGATTGTAACTGCGAAGAGCGTAAGAAGAAACTCAATGAGTTATTCCCGTACAGAAACACGAACTGCTTAACTGAAGAGGAATACACTTGGTTAAACGAATCAGGAGTACTTACTCAACAAACATTCAGACCTACTGAACAAACGAGATTGATTGCAATTTACAATCGTGTCTTTAACTTACGTCAAGAGCCTACATCTTGTGCTTCTTGTTTCCGTGAGATTGTAATGAAGATGCAAAAGGTATTTGAAGAGTACAAAGGATGAGATACTACATATTAGACTACGGCAAAGATTTGATTGAGTACGCCCACTCTCTATCGGAAAGGATACGAAAAGACGGACACCACTTAATTGAATACTTCACAGATGCTGATGGTTTAATGTGCTTAGAAGAACTAACAGAAGACGAATTCTTAGACCACTTTAAAAAAGTAAAAGATGCCTTTACCGACACCACTACCTAAAGAACAAAAAGGAGAGTTCCTCCAAAGATGTATGATGGAAGATACTATGGTCAGAGAATACAAAGACCAAGACCAGAGATACGCAATATGTAGAAACCAAATAGAAAAACACGAACTAACAAATGGCAAAAGTAGGAAGACCACGAAAAATAGATAGTCCTGAACACCTCTTAGAACTATTCCAAAGCTACAAGAAGTGGGTAAAAGAAAACCCAAGATACAAATACACCCTAAACCAAAGGACTGGAGATATGGTAGCTGAACCTCTTGAATGTCCACTCACAATGGAGGGCTTTGAAGTCTACTGCTACAATAAGTTCGAGTTAACAGTTGACCACTACATTAAGAATACTCAAGGAGCTTACGAAGAATTTTGTCCTATCTCTACACATATAAAGCGAGAAATCCGCCAAGACCAAATCAACGGAGGCTTAGTTGGGCAGTACAATGCGAACTTAACCGCACGTTTAAACGGACTAACTGAGAAGACTGAGAACACCATCGTAACAGAGCAACCGCTATTCAACTTTAATGTTTCAGGTAACAACGGCAATTCATAAAATCTACGAACTCCAAAAGAGAATCAAGATTATTCAAGGAGGTACGTCCGCAGGAAAGACATTTGGAATCCTGCCCGTACTTATTGATAAGTGTGCCCGAGAAAAAGGCTTAGAGGTTTCAGTAGTTGCTGAGACCATTCCGCATTTAAGGAGAGGTGCTTTAAAAGACTTCCTGAAAATAATGCGTTGGACTGGTAGGTATGTAGAAGACCGATTCAATGCAACCCTACTGAGATACGAATTTGCTAACGGAAGTTCAATAGAATTTTTCTCTGCTGATAACGCATCTAAACTTCGAGGTGCAAGACGTGACATCCTATACATCAACGAGTGCAACAACGTAACATTTGACGCTTACCTTGAGCTTTCCATCCGTACAAAGAAAGAGATATACCTTGACTTTAACCCTGCCAATGAGTTTTGGGTTCACAAGGAACTGAAAGACGAACCAGATGCAGATTTCATAATCCTTACCTACAAAGATAACGAAGCGTTAGATGAGAGCATTGTCCGTCAAATAGAAAAGAACCGTGACAAAGCAGCTACGAGTTCTTATTGGGCAAATTGGTGGCGAGTGTATGGTCTCGGAGAAGTAGGAATGCTTGAGGGCGTAATCTTTGACAACTGGAAAGAGATTGACAAGATACCTGATGATGCAAGATTGGTAGGCATAGGACTTGACTTTGGTTACACTAATGACCCTACTGCAGCTATAGAAATATACAACTGGAATGGTCAACGCATAGTAAACGAAATTGTTTACCGAACTGGTATGCTAAACTCGGACATTGCTAAGATACTTCCGTCAAGCGTTACTATCTATGCTGATTCCTCAGAGCCTAAATCAATAGACGAAATCAGACGCTACGGAAAGACGATAAAAGGAGTTACGAAAGGCAAGGATTCAATCAACTACGGGATAGACGTAATGCAACGCCAAAACTACTTAGTTACCAAGCAGAGTACAAACCTAATCAAAGAGCTGAGGTCATATTGTTGGGATGTAGATAAACACGGAGTAAGACTAAACAAACCTGCAGGAGGAAACGACCACGCCATTGACGCACTTAGATACCACGAGATGGAAAGTCTCGGCTTAAATTCAAACTATGGACAATACGCAATCCGATGAGTTGCCTAAAATGAAAGCAGTAGTAGAGGAATACATCTACAACGAGAAAGGCAAAAAGGTAAAGATAGTCTTTGATGACATCTACAAGATACGAATGCACTCACAAATGCTGGCAGCAGCTTATGCCTATGTGCTACAAAAACAAGAACAAAAAGTTAAATAGATATGGAAATCCAAGTAAAAGTACCAACCTCACTAAACGAAATCCCACTAAAGCACTATGTGGACTTCTTGAACGTGCAGAAAGGTTCAAACGATGAAGAGTTCATTGCTCAAAAGATGATTGAGATTTTCTGTGGCATTAGGTTATCGGATGTAGCTAACATCAAGCTGACGTCACTCAATGAAATGGTTGCACACTTTACAAACCTATTCAGCCAAAAGCCAGAGTTCACACAGACGTTTAAAATTGGAGATGTTGAGTTTGGTTTTATTCCGAACTTAGAAGAGATTTCTTTCGGAGAGTATGTGGACTTAGAGAATAGTCTGCAAAGTTGGGAGACCTACAACAAGGCTATGGCAGTAATGTACAGACCTATCAAAAAACGAAAGGGAGACAAGTACGAAATACAAGACTACAAACCAAGTAAAGACCATCAGGAGTTGATGCAGTTCGCTCCGCTTGATGTGTGCATAGCAGCATCGGTTTTTTTTTACAATTTAGGAAACGAGTTACTGACGGCTACCCTGAACTATTTGGAGAAGCAGATGAAGATGGACAAGAACCTATCAATGACTTTAGCGAAACAACTCAATTTGCAAAACGATGGGGATGGTATCAGTCAATATATGCACTCGCTAAAGGAGACGTTACAAGATTCGATGAAGTTACCACACTTCGACTTACTAAATGTCTCACCTATCTCACATTCGAAAAGCAAAAAAACGAAATTGAACAACGACAACTCCAAAGACAATTAAGACGATGAAAGGATTTTACACTATAACAGAAGCTATACAAACACATTTCAACAATGACGTGTTGGTAAATACCGTTACTGAGGGCGATATATTCGAGGTAGACTTAAACAAGCAGACTATCTTCCCACTTGTGCACGTAATGGTCAACAATGCGACCTTTGAAACTAACGTAGTACGCTTTAACATCAGCTTGCTTGCTATGGATATCGTCAACATATCAAAAGACGAAACCACAAACATCTTTAGAGGCAACGCAAACGAGCAAGACGTACTCAACACTCAGTTAGAAATCCTAAACCGTGCTTATGCTCAAATGCTTCACGGCAACTTGTGGGATTCTAAAGTCGTAGTAGACGGCAATCCTACCTGCGAACCATTTACTGAACGCTTTGAGAACTACTTAGCTGGTTGGACTATGACCTTTGACGTACTTATTCCTAACGAGGTTACCATCTGCTAATGGAAAAGAGCGAGGTTCAAAAGGCTTTAGAGAGGTTTAGAGACCACGTTGTGAGTATCTCTAAGCGTAACCTTACAAACAAGCAAAAGAACTCGTCTAAGAAGCTCTACAATTCGATTAAAGGCAAGGTAAAGGCGAACCCTAATAGCTTTGAGTTAGAATTCTCAATGGAAGACTATGGAGTATATGTGGATGCTGGTGTCAAAGGAGCGAATCCATCTAAGGTAAGCAAGAACGCTAAGATAAGAGGTCAGCAAGCACCAAACTCCAAATATAGATTCGGCAGTGGAAAGGTAAAAAACTACGGTAAATTCATTGGAAGTTTAGAACAATGGATAAAACGCAAAGGATTTAGACTAAGAGATTCTAAAGGCAAATTCCAAAAAGGAAGCTATAAAACTTTAGCTCACGTTTTAGCAAGAAATATATACAATAGAGGTATAGCTCCGTCAATGTTTTTCACAAAACCTTTCGAGGCAGCATACAAAAACCTACCTGAAGAGTTAATAGATAAGTACGGTTTGGATGCGATAGAGTTATTCAACGAACAAATAGACGAAATTATAAGAAAAAATGGCTAACATATTTGCAAGAAGTCCTTTCATTGTAGAAATAAACGAAACGGGGCAAGTAGAAACAAAGATTGAATTAAGACTATGGAATGGGAGTGGCTCTGCTCCATCTGCACCTCAGTACATTCTCAGTAAATTAATTCCTGCTACTAACGCACCTGCGACTTACTACGATTTATCTCCGTACATCCGTGAGTTCATTGAACACAACTCCCTACAGACTCAACCTACAACTAACGGAGCAACTCCAACTGGTCAATGGTGCAATGTTGAAGTAAAGAAATACAAGCGAGTTACTACAAGTTTTACTCAGGTAGGTTCTACGCTTTCTTACAAAGGCTTTGATGGATACGGATACTTTGAGCAAGGCTACAATCCTACCTTGTCTGACATCTTGCTACCTCAAGGCAATTACTACTATCCACCTGCAGGAGAAGTTGGTTGGGTTACTGTATTTACTGAAACCGCAGTTAAAGCAAAATGGACAAACTTAAACACGAGTTCTACTCAGTTAGTGAACTTAACTGCTGATACCGTTAGAGACGTGTCAAGAGTTTACTCAGGATGGGAAACTGCAGGTAACAAATTAGAGCTTTTAGATTCAGCTAATGGTGTTTTATGGACATCTTATTTCTATCCTAAGGAAGAGTGTAAATACGACCCAGTTCAAATAGACTTCGTAAACAAGTTTGGAGCGTGGCAACGTGAGTGGTTCTTCAAAGCGTCTTACGATAGTTTGAATGTTGAAAACACGGAGTACAATACTTTACCATCTCAATACCCTAACTATTTAGTGACTGAGGGGCAACGTAATGTATTCAATGCAAACGGAAAGCAAACTATCCGAGTTAATACTGACTGGGTTGAGCAAAGTTACTCAGAGACGATTAAGCAAATTATGCTGAGCGAGAAAGTTCTCATCAACAAGAAAGCAGCCAAGATAAACACGAAATCTACTGAGTTATTCAAGAGCATCAACACTCATATGATTAACTACCAATTAGAATTTGAATACGCATTTGATACTATCAACTCCGTTATCTAATGAGCAGAAAAGTACATTTATACGTAAGCACTACGAGGTTTCAAGATGCTACGACTTCTGTGGTTAATAACTTCGTTACTGGAGTTACTGCAAATGGCGGAACTTGCGAGGCCACTCAATGTATGTTCGATTATCTAACATCGCTTGGTGGGATTTCAGGACTATTGACGAGTTCTGAAAAATTGGAGCTTTTCGATGATGAGCAGATTCAGGTAACAAGTACCGTTCAAAACGTACAAGACATCTCTAAGACGTTCACGGATTTCTCGCAGTCGTTTACAATTCCTGCTAACGACCACAACAATCAAATCTTACAACACTTCTATCAGTCAGATGTCAACTCGTTGATTGATTACAACATCCGCTTAGATTCATTTATTGAGATTGATTTGACTTTCTTTAGACGAGGTAAACTTCAGATTGAGAAAGCGAACTTAAAAAACGGAAGACCTGAAAGCTACTCTGTAACATTCTACGGGGATGGTCGTACTTTAAAAGACTACTTTGGCGAGGACTTACTTTCTGACTTAGACTACACAGATTACAATCACGTTTATACGGGTACGGAAGTTAGAAACAGAATCGAAGACGGTACTAACCAATACGATGTAAAGTATCCGCTAATCAGCTCTAAACGCATTTGGCACTATCAATCAAACTATGTCAATGCTACTACACCAAACTGGCTGGATATTACTTCTATATCTCAAAACGATATACACGCAACAAGCGGAGCAATTCACTACAATGAGCTATTCCCTGCAGTTCGAGTAAGTACAATCTTTGACTTGATTCAAGACAAGTATGGAGTAACATTCAATGGCACTTTCTTAGATGATGATAGATTCACTAAGCTATTCTTATACTACAAAAACAAGAATGAATTTGAGATAACAGGTGGAAGTTCAGACCTTGACTTTACAAGCGTAACTCCTACGTTTACTACATACGATTTAACTAATACTGTTGACTTAACTACCAACGAGATAAGCGTTCAGTATATAAACGGAGTCGCTACTCACAATATTGGAGTATATATCAACACGGCATCTACATCTTCTACGTACTATCTTGATGTTTACCAAAATGGAAACTTAGTCAACTCAATTCAACATTCAGGAACTGGCTCTGTATACACGGAATATGTAAACAACACGGCAGGTCTTGATACTACATACTCTTTCAAAATTAGACCAAACGGAGCAGTAAACTTAACTCTATCGGTAGGATATGCAGTAACTTATTTTAGTGGAGTTGCATTAGGTTCGGATAGCGTTCAAATCGGGGTTAGTAACTTGTCACTTACTATAAACCAAAACCTTGCAGCTAACGCACCGCAAATGAAGATTGCAGATTTCTTTTCTGGTATCCTCAAAGTGTTTAATATGGTTTGCGTAGGCACGGATGAAAACACGTATGAACTTGCACCTCTTGATGATTGGTACGGACAAGGAGCAATTGTAGACATCACAGAATACACGGATATCGAAAGCATTGATGTTGCTCGTATGCCTCTTTACAAAAAGATAACTTTCAAGTATCAGGATTCAGAGTGCTTCCTTAACAAGCAATTCAGTCAAGTCTACTCACGAGGATACGGAGATATGACGTATCAATATCCTTACGATGGTGGAGAGTTTACAGTTGACTTACCTTTCGAGAACATCTTACAACAGAAGTTTGATGGTACTGAATTACAAGTTGGTTATGCTCTTAACAATGAGTTCGCACCTTATGTACCTAAGCCTATTTTGCTTTATCAGTACGACAATTTAGATTGCCATTTCAGATTCAATACGGGTTCAAATGTTACGATAAATAACTACACACCTTTTGGTCAAGACTTACGCTACAATAACACGGATTTAACAAGTAACTTTGCACCTGAGACATCAAGTCTATTGCTTTACCCTATCCAACAAACGCTCTTTGCTCAGTATTATTTCTCTTACCTTTTCAACCTATACAACCTAAAGCAAAGACTAATCAATGTCAAGACAATTATGCCAGTAGGTTTATTGACTAACCTTAAACTGAATGACCGAGTAATCATTAGGGATAAGCGTTACATCATTAACGATATGAACACAAACCTAACAAGCGGTGAAGTACAGTTATCGTTATACCTTGACTTCAGACCTATGATTAACAAAGTACCGTTCTTTCAAGTTCCTACATCAGGTGGCTCGGTAGCAACTGCTATCAACTTACCTAACGGAGCATCAGGAGCAGTATTGACACCGTCAAGTTCAGACGTTACCGTAAGCCAAACAAGCATAAGTACAAGCCAAAACGTAACTATAACTGTAGGAGCTGCATCAGCAAATACATTATTCACGGTTGCAGTAAGATACGATTACACGAATGGAAGCACAACAACAGAAACAATTAACATCGTAGTACAATGATAAAACAAATAGTAGCAATGCTTCAGATTGACGATTTCTACGGAGCATCAGAAATAATTGACATTGCAAAGGGTAAATACCAATATACCACGTCTATGAAAAAAATGTGGAAACAAGGAAAACGAGACTTAACAAATAAACGAAATGGCAGAGGTTAAAACAATCAAGATAGACGTAGACACTAAACAAGCTACTCAAGCAATGGAGAACCTCTCCAAAGCTACTCACGATGTATCAGCAAGTTTCGAGGAAGTATATGGCGATTTACAACCGCTTACAACTCGTATGGGCGAAGCGGAAGACCGCTTGTATGAATTAGCGAATGCTGGTCAAACTGCAACTCAAGAATATCAAGACCTCTTACAAACAGTAGGTCAGTATCGCAAGGTTCAGATTCAAACGGATATGGCAGTTGATGCTGCTGCTACCACGATGAGCCAAAAACTCGGAGGTGCATTAGGTGGTGCTACTGCAGGTTTCCAACTCGTACAAGGTGCGATGGGTGCTTTCGGTACGGAATCCGCTCAAGTAGAGGAAGCATTACTTAAGGTTCAATCCGCAATGGCTATTGCTGAGGGTGTTCAAGGATTCAAAGAAGCTATCCCATCAATCAAGGCTTTTGGTATGGCTTTGAAAGGTGCTATCGGTGCAAGTGGTATTGGACTGCTTGTTGTTGCTTTAGGAACGGTTGCTGCGTATTGGGATGACATCAAAGCAGCAGTTGGTGGAGTGTCTTCAGAACAAGATAAACTAAATGCTAAGGCTGAAGCAAACGTAAACATCCAACAAAAGAAGTTTGATACTATTTCAGGTCAAGAGAACATCTTAAGGCTTCAAGGTAAATCAGAAAAGGATATTACAGAACTTAAACTGAAGCAGATTCAGATGGTCATTAAGGCTACTGAAGCTCAGTTAGTACAACAAGAAAACACGAAGAAAGCTGAGGTCGCTGCTACAAAACGAAACCAAGATTACTTAAAGATAGTTCTTCGAGTAGGTTTAGAAATGGCTGCTTTAGTACTTAGATACTTAGCTGCTCCTATTGACTTAGCTATAATGGCTGCAAACAAAGTCTCTGAGGTATTAGGATTCGGTAAGATTACTGCTTTTAATATAAATTCAGAAATCACTAAGTTGACTTCAGGTGCTGCTCAATCAATGGCAGAGTATTTCTTTGACCCTAAGGCAACCGCAACAGAAGCTGATAAAACTATAAACGAAACTAAAGCCAAACTCGGAGAACTTAAAAACCAAGCAGCAGGATTCCAACTCTCGTTAAAGGATATGAACAAACCCGCAGAAACGGTAGTTAAGGATAGCGGAAAGAAAGTTCAAGAGGAAGCCAAGAAAGAGGTAGAAGAGATGGAGTACATCCATACCGAATCTCAGAAAAATATCCTTGCTTCTATGCAAGAGCAAAAGCGTAAAGAACTTCAATTAACGAAAGATGCGTCAGATGAAAAACGCAAGATAGCTAAAGAAGAAGCAGACGCAATAATTGAACTTGAAGAAAAAAAGAAGAAAGCAAGAGAAGACGCTTTGACTGCTCTATCAGGTACATTTGGTCAGATTGCTGATTTGTTTGGAGAGCAAACCGCAGCAGGAAAGGCAGCAGCTATTGCACAAGCAACCATAGACACTTTCTTGTCAGCTCAAAAGGCATATTCTGCTACAGTAGGTATTCCAGTTGTAGGCCCAGTGCTTGCCCCAATCAACGCAGGTTTAGCAATCGCAGCAGGTATTAAAAACATCAAGTCAATTGCATCAGTAAAAACTCCGAAAGGCGGAGGAGATAACTCAAGCGTTCCAAGTGCATCAGGATTTGGCGGAGGTGGAATGCAAACGCAAGCACCATCATTTAACGTAGTAGGCAACTCAGGCATCAATCAGTTAGCACAACTTCAGCAAACACCAGTACAAGCGTATGTAGTAAGTGGAAATGTAACGACTGCTCAGAGCTTAGACCGCAACCGCATAGAAAATGCAACATTGTAAATACTAAAAGTTATTAAGTTATGAACGTATTAGAGTTAATCATTGACGAGAAAGACTTTCAAAGCGGAATCAACGCAGTCTCTGTAGTTGAATCTCCTGCCATTGAGGAGAACTTCATCGCCTTAGCAAAACACGAAGTAGAACTCAAAGAAGTAGACACCGAGAAACGTATCTTAATGGGTGCTGCTCTTATCCCTAACAAGAAGATTTACCGCAGAAACAAAGACGAAGAGTTTTACATCTACTTTTCAGAAGACACCGTGCGTAAAGCTATGGAGTTATTCT